GCGGTGAGTTCCTTATACGTGTCTGTCTGTTTGATCTGGTTGTCGATATCCACCAGGTAATCAGCTGCAACCGAGCTGCTGCTGCCCTGGATGAAGTCAGTCCAGGCTGACTGGTTACCGGTACGGTCGATAAGGCGCGCGCGGTACCAGAATCCCACCCCGGCTTTCAGGCCCAGCTGCTGATACATGTGTTGCGGATAAGGAACATCCGTAAGCAACATCGCATTCGTGCCAGCTGCATCCGTGGAATACTGAATCTCCGTCTGCAGGGTATCCGCTGTATTTGCAGGAAAATCCCAGTCCAGCTGTACGCCCCAGAGTAATGGCGTGGTCCGAAAGTTAACGGGTACCGGTGGCGCTCCTGTTTTACCTGTTAACGTGACTTCCAGCGATGTGGCCCAGCTCGAGGAAATCTCGGCTGCATTGATGGCCCGGACGCGCACCAGATAGCGACCGGCATAAATGGCAGCCACCTCAAACGAGGTGGTGGAGCTGCGCGGTACGTTTACCCAGTTTCCGTCATTGCGGCGCCACTGAGCCTCATAGGCAATGGCGTTCGGTGCCGGGTCCCAGCTGGCGCGCATGGTTTCGATGCTGATTCCCTGATTCACCATCGAGTAGGAGCTGATGACAATGTTTCCCGGAGCAAACTGGTTACCGGGAGGGATCATGCTTACCGGACGCTGGTCAATGATGGCGCCAGTATCAATTCGGGCATACTTGTCTGGATCATGCCATGCTCCGGCAATCGAGAATGTGCCATCGTTATTATCTTTGACGCTTATAACCCGGTACTGCTGGGCATAGAGTTCGTCAGATTCCACCACCCAGACGCTTTCTGCCTGCGGCGTTTCGCTGTATGCCGTGCTGACCGTTACGGCCTTGCCGTTTACCGCCTGAATGGTACGGCTCTGGGATGCCCCGGAAGGCAGGTTCAGAATCAGGCGATTCCCTGCAGTGGCATCCGGTGCACGGTCCAGTTTGATCACCCGGCCATTCACCGCGCTGATTCGCCCGCCGGTGACCTTGCCTGACAGCATTTCATCAGCGACGGCTATGATGTACCCGGGCTGAGGTATGTTTCCATCCAGACCAACGTCAAACGATACGATGCGATCCTTGTTGTTGGTGAGAATGCCCCAGCGCCCTTTACGGTTCGCCTCTGACTGCCGGGTGCAGCCGATGGCCGTCATTTCCAGCTGATTGAATCCGTAGCGCGCCACCAGCGCCTGCTCAAACACAGGTTCCATCGCGTCAGCGTAGGCGTTAGCGGGATCGGACCAGGACACCAGCGCCGTGGTATAGCGCGTTTTCGTGGTGCTGCTGGCGTAGGTAAATCGGCCATCAATGACGTTGGCGCGGGTGTAGCTGTAATCCACATCCCGGGGCATATCTGCCAGGGCCACGATCTGATCGCCGCCCCAGTACGTCATACCCCGGAATATGGCCGCAAAGTCACGAAGAACGGTATAGGCGTCGTTCCGGTCCTGAATGTATACGTTGCAGATGTACCGCGGCTCGGTACCGCTTCCGCCCTTCCCGTCCGGTACCGGCTGATCGCAATACTGGGCCACCTGGTACAACATCCATTTGTCGATATTCGCCGCCGTGAGCCGGTGGCCCAGGCCGAACCGGTCGGATACAACCAGGTCGTAAAAAATCCACGCTGGGTTGTCAGTCCACGCCCACTTAAACGCACCAGTCCAGGTGCCGGTGTAGGTGCGGGTTTCCGGGTTGTAGGTATCAGGTACGCGGATCACACGCCCGCGCGGCTCACAGGAGATCTGCGGGATAGAGCCGTTAAACTGGCTTGAATCGAATTCGATATACAGCAGGGCTGTGTTGGGGTAGCGCAGTTTGGCGTCGATCACCTCGGTGAAGCTCTGAAGGGTCATCGTGTCGCCGATCTTCGCGCTGTTTGCATCAGCGGTCAGCTTGCGCAGGCGAATAGTCCAGCTGGTGCCCGCCTGAGGCAGATCGATACGGTGGCTGCGCTCATAGCCGGATGTGGTTTTACCGGTCACGCTGGTATTCAGCACCGTCTGCCAGGCTCCGCCGTCGGTCTGCAGGTCAATCGCATAGTTAACAGAGTTACCGACCAGATCGCCGTCGTTCTCCTGTTTGAACAGCGAGGGCCATTTCAGGCGAAGACGAACAGCCGAGAGCTGGGTATTGGTAAACGTGCGCGTCCAGGCGGTGGCACTTGATACTTCGGTGCCGACGGTGATTTCGTTTTCTGTACCCGGTATGCCCTGGATATAGCTCTGTGCCTGGTTACCCGGGCGAAACTCCCACACCACCCCGCTAAAGTTTGGCGATCCGTCTGCGTTCTCCAGCGCTGTACCATCCAGATAAATATTTTTACCGGTGAGCTGGCCGGAGAACTCTCCCTCACCCAGAGCTATCAGAATTTTGGCCTTCGCTACAGACTGGAGATCATCGGGTTGTTCGGTGGGTGTGCGTGATTTAGAGCCACCGCCTTTGCGGCCCCTGATA